GCCGGGGGTTAATTTCGTTTAGTTAATTACTAGCGTATTTAGATTATGCTTTTACAATCTTTAATACGTGAGTTGCCGCTGTGGATGTTGATCCTCCAGGGAACTCCTGAGCTCTGTAATCATCGCCTCCAACTTGATTAGTTGCGTAAGTAGCACCATCTAGTATAGTATTAGCCATACCTGATCCTCTTGTCGTTCCTGATCCGTTGAAATTATATCTAATAGTATATCCGTCTCCTGAACTAGCAGCTGTATACTTAATCCAAGCTTGACAAAGTGTGTCAAAACTTGCACCAGTTTCCTGTAGATCATTTGATCCGTCTATATTTAAAAGACTTGCGTATGAAGACGTAGCACCATTTACTCTTTGTAAATAGTAACTAGTAATCGTTGTAGGGTTATCAAGTGCGTGTGATCCAATCGTACCAGCAGCATAAGAGCCTGTGTTGGCTCTTGTGTCTACAAATATCGGCGTGGATGCTCCACTAACTTCAGTGGCACCAGCAACAGAAGCAGCAGTTGATACAAAATATGTACCCCCTTGTTGCGTTGTTGTAGTACTTGCTGTAAGTAGATCAATAGCAGGATGTAAGAACGTATCCTTAATATCTGCTAAAGGCATTGCTTGAACTTCTCCACCACTTGTGTAGTAAATTGGCCAAGTTTTGCCTGAGTCAGCTGTCGGCGAACCGGGAGTGACTGTTTCTTCTACTTTGTCATAGTTAACTGTAACTGTTTGTGGGTCTTGTGTTGTTCCTTGACTAGGAAAAGAGGACGCATGAGTCGAATGCGTTCCTGCTTGTAGTCTAGTATCACTTATTGCTCCTAAACTACCACCACTACCTTGAACAGACAGAACAACTGACGGACTTTGAGAATATTGATAAACAATATTATCAACGACAGCGTCAATCTGAGCTGAAGTCATTTCAATTAAATTTCCCCCACTGTATATTAATGGGTTTCGTGTAGCCATATTCTATTTTCTCCTTCTTTTTTCTGTTAAAGATAATTATTATTACGTAACTATCTGCTACTATTACGTAGCGTTTCCTATGATTGTTTTTTGTGTAACACCACTAGAGTTTTTGATTAACAACGTCACAGCTGAGCTGAAATTAGATGAATCAATAGTAGCTACTTGAGCACCTTTTGATCCAGTAAATCCAACAATACCTTGGTTTGATAATTCAACCCATTGAGTTGAGTTACCATCATTGTAGTAGAAATATTGTACGCCAGTAGCGTTATCTACCCAAATGTCTCCCTCTCCAACACCTGAAGTAGGTGGAGTAGCGGCAGTTGTAATATCAAGGTTTCCTTCTGATCCTGTAAATCCTATATCACCTTTTGATCCTGTAAATCCTATATCACCTTTTGATCCTGTAAATCCTATATCACCTTTTGATCCTGTAAATCCTATAACTCCTTGAGCACCTGTAGCTCCTAGAGAACCTGTGAAACCAATGTCTCCTTTAGAACCTGTAAAACCAATATCACCTTTAGAACCTGTGAAACCAATTGTACCAGAAAGATCAGATACATATGAGTATACTGTTCCGTTCCATAAATACAATCTAGAATTTTCGGCGTCTGTTAGTGATCCATTTTCAATTATAGCAAATTCACCAGTGACTATGCCACTTGGTGATGTGTCTGCTGATAGAGCTGCAACACTTGTATAAGTCTTCGCAATGTTGAATCCTAAACCAGTAGCACCTAAAGAGCCTGTAAAACCAATATCACCTTTAGAACCGGTGTAACCGATTGATCCAGTGAAACCTGCTGTTAACGGCTGTAGCGCCCACCCATTTCCGTTCCATTTCCACTGACGTGTGCCGAGTGTGTATAGATCGTTTAACGAGGGACTATTTGGAAAGTTTATTGCCATTTTGTTTGTCTCCTAATTTATTGTTATGTTTTGTCTTTTTTAATTAAAAAATTCAATACTATACATCTTATATCAATTATTTTATATTGTAAGAAAGGTTTCGTTCTTTCTACATTCTATTTATAATACATAAACACTGCACAAGACATATAATACAGTATTTGTCAAATTTATTTTAACTACGTACCAATTGTACCACCATTTAGGCACCAACCGGTACCATCCCATACGCAGGAGAAGGTATTGGCATAAACGCCACCTGTAGTATCTAATCTCCATATATGTGAAGCTTTTAATTCTGTTGCACCTGTAACAATACTAACAACTTTTGCGTTAGAAACTGTAATATCGCTATATGTTGATGTTGTTATACCTGATTTATAGAAAATTAACTCTTGTCCTATATAAGTGCCGTCTGCAAGTGTATAATTTATACTTGATGTAATAAAGTGATTACGTTTTGTTATATCTAAAGTGCCTGGAGCTTCATTCGCTATGTATTCACTTGTTGTTATATGAGAACCTGCTATTGTTAATTTATCACTTGTAAGTCCAATGCTTACTTCATTTTCTCCCATTTTTAAACTGTTATCGCTTAAGAATAAGTGTCTAACTTTTCTATCAGCACTACCTATGTCATATGTTGAATTTGCTACAGGTAATAAATGTCCACTATTTGTAATATCCCAACGGTCAGTACCTTCAGTTTTTATAGTAACTTCGCCATCTGTACCAGTATCAACTACTGTCACAGCACTATTGCCAACTGTTATAGAACTTCCTCCTGTTCCTGCCGAACCTGTAAATCCAGTTGAGCCTGTAAATCCTACTATACCAGCATTTGCTAATTCTACCCATTGATTACTGTTGCCGTCATTCATGTAGAAGTATTGAATACCTGTTGCGTCATCTATCCAAACATCTCCAAGTCCTGCTGAAGCAGGTGGAACTGAATTTAATGTAACATCTAAATTTCCTTCTGATCCTGAATAACCAATTACACCTTGATCGCCTTTTGATCCTGAATACCCAATTGATCCTGTATAACCAATTGATCCAAGATCACCTTTTGATCCTGTAAATCCTATTATACCTTGAATACCTTGATCGCCTTTTGATCCTGTATATCCTAAATTTCCTTTTGATCCAGTAAAACCAACGGCGCCAGCTGTACCTGCTGTACCTTTTGATCCTGTGAAACCTACACTACCAATATCTCCTTTTGATCCTGTAAATCCTGTTGCACCTGTTCCACCATCAGCACCTTTTGATCCTGTAAAACCTACAGTACCAATATCTCCTTTTGATCCTGTAAAACCTACAGCGCCAGTATCTCCTTTTGATCCTGTATAACCTAAATTTCCTTTTGAGCCAGTGAAACCAACGGCGCCGGCTGTACCAGTATCTCCTTTTGATCCTGTAAAACCAATTGCACCTGCTGATCCTGTATAACCTACTCCACCACTTGTACTGAATAATGACCAGTTACCGTCCGCATTTGGAACAGCACCTGTTATGGTACTACGAACTTCTGAACCTAAAAGTTTATAAGTGTAATACTTGTCGCCTGTGTAAGTTGTGGAACCGGAAGTATATGTGTTCTTAACATAAACTAACATACCTTCCTGGATTCTTGCTCCAGCAATATCTGTTAATCTATCACTAACGTTACCTGTTATGGAATGGAGTGTACCTCTAACTTCTGTATCTAATACAATTGGAGCATTAGTGCCGGTACTCCATGTACCTGGCCAGACGTTTCGGGTTAATCCATCGTAATTACTTGCCATTAGCTAATCTCCACATATGTTGTTCCTGGTTGTAAAGTAAATCCGTATAAGTGATAATCTTCAGCAACGAATCCTGATGGCGCTGCTGTTTGTATTAAGCCAATTGTTCCACCATCTGTAGTAGATACATCACTTAATAATCCAGCACTAGCACCAGTTTTAAATGTTGTTGGTTGTGTAACCGAATTCCTGACAGCAAACCAAAAAGCACGAGGATTAGAATCACTATTGTTCACTGCTTGGACGGAAAAATCATGAGTCTGATTGGCTAGTTGATTTGCTGCTGAGTCGAAACCGGTTGACGTACTATCATCTATTATATCTGTAAGTGTGGGAGGGGATCCTACACTTGTACTCCAAATCCAAAAACTTGGATATGAAAATGTAGCAGATACGTTTGAAGTTGTTGATGATTGCGTGTCGGTGTACGATGAACCGGTTACGTTTACAGGTCTAGTGAAAGTCGTTGTGTTTGAAATTGTACGTGTTGTTCCAGTATTATTCTTATGTATTGGATCAGTAAACGTAAAAGTTCCACTAACGTATCCACTTCCTGATGTGTTGTTCAAAGAACCTCCTGCTGATGTTAACAAATGTGAAGTATTACTATTAGTTAAAATATTACTTACATTAGTAGAGTAAGAGGTACTTGAATATGTTTTTAAAAATGTTTCGCCTGAAACATTGCTTTTAGATAAACTATGAGAAGCTGTTCCCCAATTGAGTGAGAAACTAGTATCTGAAACTGTATATTCTGATTCAGAACCATCGTTATGATTAAATTTAATTGTAGCTCCTGCTGAACCACCAGTACGAGTAGTTGATGTTGATCTAATAAATGAACTTGAATTGTTTGTAGTGAAAGATTGATTCCAATCTACACCACCAGCTGGCGTTGATGAATAACTACCTGCTGAATAATTACTTAAAGTACCGTTAACACTTCCACTTGTTTGAGTGATAGAGTAAACTGAACTTATAAAATCCGATGTAACGTCACTAGGGTTATCTACTGATACAGAAAATCCTGTAACTGGTTGATCCCATTTTGGAGAAGTTGGAGAACTACTTGCTGAAAAAGTTGGAGTAAATGTTGCTAAAGTTAATCTTAAAAGATCACTTGAAAATTCTGCTGTTCTAATTGTATTTGTTGTACTACCTTCTTTATAACCTGTAAGTGTTCTATAATCTCCTGAAGTTGTAAATACAAATGGAGAACCTGTACCTGTACCTGCTGAACCAGTAAAACCAATTACACCTACTGATCCTGTAAATCCTGCTCCTACTGAACCAGTGAAACCAACAGCGCCGGCTGTTCCTGCGTCACCTTTTGATCCTGAATAACCTAAATCACCTTTTGAACCTGAAAATCCAACTGCACCTGTAGCTCCTGAATCTCCTTTTGATCCTGAATAACCTAAAGTTCCTTTTGAACCTGTAAAACCAACTGCACCAGCAGCTCCTGAATCTCCTTTTGATCCAGTATAACCACCACCTGGTCCTTGAGCACCAACTGATCCTGTGAAACCTGCACCTGTTGATCCAGTAAAACCTAAACCTCCAGTATCTCCTTTTGAACCTGAAAATCCAACTNCACCAGCAGCTCCTGTATCTCCTTTTGAACCTGAAAATCCAATTGCACCTGTAGCTCCAATATCACCTTTTGAACCAGTGAAACCTGCACCTGTTGATCCTGTAAAACCAACGGCGCCATCCGAACCATCTGTACCATCAACACCTTTTGATCCTGTGTATCCTGCACCTACTGATCCAGTGAAACCTACTGTACCTAGATCGCCTTTTGATCCAGTATAACCAACAGCACCTGCTGATCCAGTGTAACCTGCACCTGCTGATCCTGTATAACCTAAACCTCCGACTGATCCTGAATATCCTTGTGAACCGGAATAACCACCGGGTGAGCCTGCAACTCCAGCAGCTCCAGATGAACCTGTGAAACCTGCTGTACCCGCCGATCCAGTATAACCTATACGCCCTAGGCCTACTCTTACTCCTGCGCCTTTAATTACTGGCATGTCTTAATTCTTATCCCCCTCATGTTAAGTCCAAGCATTGACTTTTTTTTGTAACTCTGTTATAGTATATTTATAAATAATCTGTAGTGAATTGATACTCAAAATGAAAAATTATAAATGATTTCTATCGCATTTTTAGATATAATTGGTCTTCCCTATGATGGAGACACTTTAAAGAAACGTGGCCTTGGAGGTTCCGAGTCTGCGACTATCTTAATGGCTAGAGAACTAGCCAAATTCGGTTTCAAAGTTACTATATTTAATAACTGTTTAAGTGATCCTAATCTTGCAAAAGAAGGTATTTATGATGGTGTACAATATTTAGATAATTCAATTTTTGATTATAAAAGTGATTTTAGTTTTGATGTTGTTATATCTTTAAGAACAATCGTTCCATTTTTACCAAGTACTTTATACAACCAATTCAAACAATTCAATCCTAGAAGGTATTCTGCAATAGTTCAAAATGCAAAATGGAAAGTAATGTGGATGCATGATACATTTGCAACCGGAGATCACTTATTAGAAAGCTTACTTGTAAATGAACATATAAATGAAATATTTACTTTGTCTGATTTCCATTCAACTTATGTTTTAAATTGTGACCATGGTAAAAGAAGAAACATGGAAGTATTAAAACATAAATTTTTTCAAACTAGAAATGGAATAGTAACCTATAGAAATGATATTGATATAAGAAAAAAGGATCCTCACTTATATGTTTTCAATGCAGCTTACACAAAAGGTATGAAACCTTTAGTTGTGGATATATGGCCAAAAATAAAAGCAAAAATACCTGAAGCTAAATTAATATGTATTGGTGGTTTTTATACATTTAAGGGTGGACAAATGGATGCTCAAGGAAAAGAATGGACTATATTGAAAAACAATCCTCTTTATAAAAAATTAAGTGTAACATTTACAGGCGTTATTAGACAAGATGAAATAGCAAATATATTGGCCATGGCAAGTTATAAATTATTTCCAGGTGCCTTTCCTGAAACATTTGGTATATCATCTTTAGAAGCAATAGCATATAATACACCTATCATTGGTACACGTTTTGGTGCTTTAGAAGAAACAGCAGTTAGTGAAGCTTGTTATTTAATAGATTATGCAATAGAACCTAATAGTTTATTTCCATCTATTCCTAAAGTAAACCAAATAAATAGATTTGTCACCACTGTAATAAAGGCTCATCACAATAGATATTTACACCAACAAAAACAATATGCTTGTAATCAAATTAAAGGTTGTGTTGGTTGGGATACGGTTGCCTTACAATGGAAACAACATTTATTTAAAAAATTAGGCCATTACTTATCAAAAGAAGATTATAGAAAAGTAAGTCACATTAATTCTAGAGTCAGAAAAGTATTTGGTAGAAGAATTACAAATTTAGAAGAAAACTATTTACCAAGAAAACCAGAACAAAAGATAGTTATAATAACGCCTACTTATAACTCTGATAAATATATTGATAGATGTATTAAGTCAGTTATTTCACAAGACTATGATAATTATGAAATGATTATAATTGATGACGCTTCTACGGATAATACACATTACATTGCCCAAAAATATGAAAGTGATAAGATAAAAATTATTAGAAATGAAGTTAATAAAGGAGCTGTTTGTAACCAAATAGAAACTATAAGAATATATCGCCAGTTTGAAAAGAAGTACAAAGGTAGAAATGCCAAAGATGATATAGTAATGTTTTTAGATGGTGATGACTCTTTTATAAATGATAATCAAATATTACAATATTATAATAACCTTTATGACGGCACTACAGAATTTTCATATGGATCATGTTGGTCAGAGGTAGACAAAATACCTTTAGTAGCACAAAACTATCCAGAGGAAGTTAAACAAAAAAGAGAATATAGAAAATATAAATTTAATTGGAATATGCCATACACCCATTTAAGAACATTTAAAGCAGGTCTTTTAGATGACGTAGATGATAGTAATTTCCAAGATGAAAATAAAAAATGGTACAGAGCCGGCGGTGATGGTTCTATATTTTATACTCTAATTGAGAAAGCTGATCCCGCTAAAATTAAAGTTGTAACAGATATAGTATATTCTTATAATGATATTAATCCTTTAAATGATTATAAAATTAACAGTGACGAACAAACAAAAAATGCAAATAGGATACTTACCCAATGAAAATAAAAAAAATATTAATAGCCATACCAACAAACAAGTACATAGAACCAACAACATACAAATCAATATATGATCTTATTATTCCACAAGGATATAAAGTTGAATTTCAATTTTTCTTTGGATATCAAATAGATCAAATAAGAAATTTAATAGCACATTGGGCAACCCACTACGATTATTTATTTTCTGTAGACAGTGATATATCTTTTGAAAAAGATACGTTAGTTAAACTGTTATCACATGATAAAGATATTGTTTCAGGTCTTTATATTCAAAGAATACCAGGAACTCACTCTTTAGAAATTTATGAGGCTAAAGAAAATGGTGGTTCTAAACGTATTCCTTGGGAAAGAATTAAAAATCTTCCTTTGGTAGAGATAGTGGCCTGTGGTATGGGCTGTGCTCTAATTAAAGGTCATGTATTAAGAAAAGTTGGTTATCCTTATTACACATATCATTCTGCATTAGATCATAAAAATACAGTATCCGAAGATGTTGATTTTTGTAGAAAGGTACAGTTAAATGGTTTTAAAATTTTTGCTGATACTACAATACGTTGTGAACACACAGGAGCAAGTACATATAAAGTAGGAGAAATCCAAAACAACAAACCATTGATTGAGGAAGAGGTACGAGCACCTATTCAAATAGGAGGAGTTCCAAAAGCTACAGCTGTACCTGCACCTGTACAAAAAACATTGCACCCAAAAACTGCCAATCTTTCCAAGCCTTTGGCTAGATATGATGATAGTACATCTAAAAAAATAAAAAGAACTTATCCAGGTATTGATCCTAAAACTGGTAAATATGCATTAGAAGTAAATGAAGGAGAGAAATTTACAGGCGATAGTGTAGAGTATACTTCATTAGCAGAAGCAGTACAAAGTTTAAAAAATCCTATTGGTGCTAGTGTAGAACTTGGCGTTAGATTAGGATTAGGTAGTAAAACTATTATAGACGCATATAGAAATTTTCATCCTAACATTAGATTAAATCATTTAGGTATAGACCCATATGGTGATATTGACTATGCAGCTTCTGATAGTGTATTGGCAAGAAAGTTTAACTATGATAACTTAATGAAAAAGACAACATTAATAAACTTTGCTGAAGAATATCCAGAATTTCATCTAGTTAATTTTGAAGATACAGAATTTTTTAATAGATTTAGTGATGGTTATCCTGTTTATGAAGAAAAGAAACATATGATAACTCATTATGAACTTGTTCACTTTGACGGTCCACATGATACTAAAAGTGTTATGAGAGAAGCCGTTTTCTTCAATCAAAAAAAAGCAGATCAAACATTTTGGATATTTGATGATATTTCAGGTTTAAGATGGAGTGTTTTAAATGGCTTTATGGGAAAAGCAGGATTTAAACTTGTTAATAAAGGATTGAATAAAGCTGTATACGAATATAATATTTAAAAAGCTTTTACTACAGACGGAGTCACAACAGCAATACCCTCTAATAAACGAGTAACCGTACTATCAGCGTGAGTAGCGACAACGTCAAATACCCAACGGCCTGGTGATAATGCTTTTGTTTGATCGGCAGTTAAACTTACAGTTACCACACCTTCTGTTGGATTATCAACAGTACATGAAAATATTGTCCGAGGATACGTTGTTGCATATCCCTTAGCCAACTTACCCACCATTGTGAAACCAGTAAGATCGTAATCTGTACCGTCAGCATTAGTGACTTCTAGGTCGTAAGTAAAATTAGAGCCTTGATCTATTGTTAAATTTGCTATTCCTGCCATACCATTATTTATAATGGAAATTTGTTAAGATTGTATGTGTAATTCGTTTTTCTTTTTAGGGTGTTCAAATCCAATTGATCTTCTATCTTCATTAAGTTTATCAGATTTATATCTTTCAATTTTTTCAAGACAATGTTCTTGGAATTGGTAACCTAGTTCAACTCCTAATTCATAAAGTTTTATAAATCTTTCAAATCTTATATCAAAATTAGAGTTTTTATTCTTCCATTTAAAACCAAACTCACTATCAAATAACTCTCTATGTTCAAAATCTAATGGAGTATTTTTAAAAGTCATCATCACGTGGTGAGATATACTTATTAAATGTGAATACTTTTTATAATCTCTCAAAAGTTGTAGAGTATCTTCAAACATTTTTTCCGTTTCCGTAGGATATCCGACAATAAGTAAAAACTTCATAGTAATATTCCGTTTTCCAAGGTTGTCAACAAAGTATTTTATATCTTCGTTTGTAAATTTTTTTCTCATATGATTTCTAACTTCTTCATTACCTGCCTCTAAACCCATTTCTAAACCATTGCAACCAGAGTTTTTTAAATTATTAAAGTCTTCTTGTGAAAAAGTTTTGGCGGATCTAACAATGAACTGTGCCTCCCATTTTATTTTTTTAGGTCTACTTGATAACTCAGCACATAAGTCCCTAAAGTGTTTCATTGATCCATTAATTAATGAATCTGAAAAATGTATTTTTTTTGTGCCTGTTTGTTCAGAAACATGGTGCATTTCATCAGCGATTTTCTTACCTGTCTTCCATCTAAATTTAGGCCATATACTTGCAACATCACAAAAGGTACAGTTACGAACACAACCTCTTGATCCTGATATTACAAATTTCCTATAATTTTGATGTTGTATTACGTCTGAATAATCTGGTGGTGGTAAGTCTTCTATGTTTTCAATTTGTACTGGTTTTTTTCCATTGATACCAGGATAATCAAAGTTGCCATTTAAAAATTCTCGTAAGGCATACTCTCCTTCTCCTGTTATATAATATTTTGTAGGCCAATCTATATCAACTCCTGATCCACCATAAAATGCATTTTCAAATTTTTTACCTAACTTTAGGCCATCTTCTTTTTGCATAAAAGAAAATACTGATATACCTAACCATCTAAAATTGTATTTGTTTATTTCTTTTTCAATGTTGTCTAGTGTATCATACATATGACCATCAATAACTTTAATTTTAAATCCTAATGGTTCTAGATACCCTTTTAAAAAAGATGGACCAGGTGCCGGTTTAGATTTATCCATTCCTGGTAGTGACGTTATAACAGCGTCATATAATATATTTTCTTTAATAACTTCTCCTGCTCTAGGCCATCTTTCTTCAGCCGTAGGAAATCTATCAATCACTTGGCAATGCTCCAACTATATGTGTTCTTAAACAATCTTTAGAACAATTTAATGCTGTATGAAATTTTGTTGTATCAACAACATATGCCTCTCCTGTGGCTGGCAAATGTATTCTTTCATTATCAACTAATAAAAAACAATGTTCATGTGTGTTTACTGGTATGTGTAATCTTTTTGTTAAGTCAGCATGCCAAAGATAACATGCTTTAGGTTTCATTTTCATTATCCTTGTTCGTAATAGATTATGGTCATCCATGATAGCGTTGATATAAGGGAGATCAAATAGTGGAACATTATACAAATGTTCAGCATTATCTATTTCATATCCTTTACCAGCGCCTGCTTGAGGATCCATATCCTTGGAATCACCTTGTAAATATATTTGTTTACCATACTCTGGTAAACTTTCTACTTCTTTTTTAATTCTTTCTAAATCGTATTGATAAGTTTTCATGCTTTACTTATAACTAATTTATCTTTAGCTGCTAGTTTTAATTTTTTTAAGGTTCTTATATCCGCCCAACTTTTTGGACCTCTTCTGATTTTTCGTTTCACTTCGGCTTCATTAACTTGTTTTTTTAACTCTTTATGTTTTTCTTTTACCGTCATTTGGCCTCCATTCTCTATACAAGTATTTATACGCCTTATAAATATGACCAGGTTGCCAAAAATAGAAAAAAATGTTAATATAATATATGACCAGATTAAATATAATTGTCACAAGTAAACCTGGAGATGGACTATTACACTATAGTTATGAACAATGTAGCTATTTAAAAAAACTAGGAATTGACGCAAGAGTTGTGGTAATACCACACCCAAAATATTCAGAAGAATCTTATATAACTGCAATGTCAGAAAAGTATATAAATTATGAACCTATGTATTTTGATTATGAAGAAAATGAAAAAGAAGTCAATTTAATTATGGGTAGAAGTATGATAACTCTAGCATATAGGAGTATTAAAGATTACGATAAAGATACACAATTGACTTTACGTTTATTATTTAAACTACCTCTTATATCTGTTTATTCAGAAAACCACCCAAAAGATTATCCATTAGCATTAGAATTTTTTAAACCTAAAAAAATAATTGACTTATGCGATCACGAAGTTTATACCAATGGTGTAGGTAGACAATTTGAAAAAATTATTAACTATAGTGTATATAAACCTATAGTAAAAGATGTCAAGTTTAAATATCTATTTTTAGGCACAAATGAAAGTTATTATACTGAAATAAAAAAACATATTCATAAGTATCAAAATCATGGTATCCTGGCATACAAAGATAAGTACATTGATTATAATTTAAATCACGTATTTGTACCTGTAAAAAATTTATTAGGTATGTTTGATACTTACGTTTATACTAAACATACTTTTGATCCGGCACCAAGATTAATGCAAGAGTGTCGTTTCTTTGGAATGAATTTTATATATGCAAGAGATAAAAATATTAAAGACGGAGGACCTGTTTACTATAAAAGGCCTGCTAACTGTCTTACTGATCCTGTTAATAAACCAAATATAGAAGTAATTATAAAGGCAATGAATGACCTATTTTAAAACTAGAACAACAATAAATGTAGACTCTTCTCATAGATGTCCTTTAGAATGTCCTAATTGCCAAAGACAAACTGCTTTTACATTTAGAGGTAAAGTGGTTCATGGCCGTGATTTAAAAATGGATGAAATAGAAAAATTAGCAAAACATTTTAAGTCTTTTGATTTCTGTGGACAATTATCTGATCCAATACATCACCCTAAATTTCCTACAATATTAAATAGATTACATGAACTTGAAATACCGGAAGTTTTAGTACACAATGCCTCTACAGCAAAACCTATGGCATGGTACATTAAATCTTGGAAAGCAAATCCAAATGCTTTGTGGACTTTTGCGTGTGACGGTTTACCTAAAGATAGTCACAAGTATAGGAAAAATCAAAACGGGGAAAAAATGTTTGAAATAATGAAAGAGTCAATTAAACATTTAAATACAATACCAATATGGCAGTTTATAATATTTAATTATAATGAAAATGATATAGAAGAAGCTAAGATTATGGCTAATAGTAATGGAATAGATTTTCTGTTAACACAATCTTCCAGATGGAAAGATAGAGACGGAAAACCAGACCCATTGTTACCAACAGGAAAATATAAACCAGTATTAAAAAATAAATTACCAGGCAGGAGATTATATGAAGAATATTAAATTGAGACCTCGCTGTCTTCCTAATCCAGATGATCCAAATTATATAGAAATGCCTGTAGCAATAAACAATAGAGGTTATTTGTTACCTTGTTGTTGGTGTGATGAAAGAGTTGTGACTAATAGTGAAAAGTTTAAAAAAATATATGACGTAAGTAAACTTGAAAACTTTGATACAGTTAAACAATTGATGGATCAACCAGAATGGAAAGAATTTGAAAATGATTTAATCAGAGCTAGAGACGTAGGAGATAATCTAGAAAAAATAAATGGTGTCTGTATTCATCACTGTAAAACAAGAGAAGAAGCAGATAAGATAAAAGTAGAAACAACATTTAGAGACGGAAAAGAATTAAAGAAAGAAACGAAATAATGGTATTCAGTATTAGCAGTCATCAAATATATCGTTTTCCTTGTATAGGTGTTTGTAGTATTGATGTAAATAGTGGTTACTGTTTAGGTTGTAGTCGTACTGAAAAAGAAGTGTACAAATGGGAAGATACAAACACAACCGATGAATGGAAAAAGAAAAACGAAGAAGAATTAAAAAATAGATAAAATAATGGAGAGATATTTTAAAAAAAGACGTAGGTTAAATTTAGATGTGACCCATAGATGTCCTCTTGAATGTCCTAACTGTCAAAGACAAACATCGTTTACCAATGATGGTTTGGTACCTCATGGACGTGATCTAACGTTAGATGAATTAGATATGATAGCAAAACATTTTATAGATATTGGTTTTTGTGGACAGTTATCGGATCCAGTACATCACCCTAAATTTAATGAAATAATGAAAATGCTTAAAGATGTGCCAGAGGTTTTTGTTCATAATGCAGCTACAGCTAAACCTATATCTTGGTATATTAAATCTTGGCAGGCAAATCCAAAAGCAGTTTGGATATTTGCTTGTGATGGTCTTCCTAAAGACAGCCATAAATATAGGAAGAATCAAGATGGTATTAAAATGTTTGAGATAATGAAAGAGGCCAAAAAACACTTATTGAGTACACCAGTGTGGCAATATATTAGATTTAAATATAATGAAAACGATATTGAAACAGCAAAGAAAATGGCCGAAGATGAAGGATTAAGTTTTATACAAATAGAATCTTCAAGGTGGTTGGGTGATGATGATCCTTTTAAACCTACAAACTCATTAAAATCAAAGGCGGCTGTTTATAAAGGTACAACTAAATGAAATTAAAACCTAAATGTTTACCTGATCCAGATAACAAAGACTTTCAACCTATGCCTTTGGCAATAGATAATAGAGGTCATTTAATACCTTGTTGTTGGTGCGATCACCCTAAAACAACAAAGGCTGAGTTATATAAACCTCTTTATAAAGTTAGTAAGCTTAAAGATTATAATAGTATAGATGAAATACTTGATACAAAAGAATGGAAACAATTTGAAGATGATCTAGTCCAAGCTAGAGATATAGGAGACAACATAAATAGAATTAACCAAACTTGTCTCTTTCATTGTAAGGCAAGAAAGTCAGATGACAATATAAAAATTGAAACTTATTATGAAAAAGGTAAAGAAGTAGCGAAGGATATTAAATAATGGACGCATGGCATAAAGAATATGAATGGAACAAAGATGAATATATTAAACTCTTTGATGAAGCAATGCAAGAAAAACAGGAACAAAATATAGAGTTCCTAGAAAAAACAATAACAAACACAATTGGAAGAAAATATGCTGTTGCTTGTCAAAACGGTACAGACGCCTTAATGTTTTCTTTAATAACATTAGGAATAAAACCAGGTGATGAAGTAATAACAACAAACTTTTCTTGGATATCAACAGCGTCTTGTATATCTATGGTAGGTGCTAAACCTGTGTTTTGTGATATTGATTTAAAAAACTATCATATGACATTAGATAGTATAAAAAGAATGTATCAACCTGAAGTAAAAGCAATTGTTTATCCTCATTTATTTGGCAACATGTCTAATATAACAGATATATTAGAATTTTGTAAAGAGAAAAATATATTTTTTATTGAAGACGCAGCTCAAGCCATAGGATCAAGTATCAATGGTGTAAAAGCAGGTACACTAGGAGATTTCAGTACTATAAGTTTCAATGCAAACAAAACTATTGGTGGTATCGCTGGTGGAGGAGTTGTACTAACAGATAACAAAGAACATGCCGATACAATAATAAAATTAAGAAAACATGGTAACCACGAAATGTTAGGATACAATTCTAAAATGTTATTTTTTAATGCCAAGTTTATTGATTATAGATTAAAAAAATTAAATGTATATGTAGAAAGAAAACAAATCGTAGCAAAACTATATGATAATCATTTACAAGATTACGTACAGGTACAAAAAACTACAAATGGAGTTAATCATACTTATCACAAATATATTATAAGGTTTGAAGATAAAGAAACAAGAAATAGAGTAAAGAAAAGAATAAATGCAAATGTTCATTATGAAAAACCTCTTTCAGAAAGACCTATGTACAAGAGTATAGATCATAGAAGTGATAATTGTATTAATTGTAAAACAACCGGTGATACAATTTTAACCTTACCAATTGACCCATACTTAACAAAAGAAGAAATAGATAAAACGTGTAATACAATATTAGCCTCATTATGATAGAAATAATAGCAAGTCCAGATTTAGATAAAATTAGTTATATTGACAGTAACGAAAATCCTGTTCCTATAACAGATCAAAATCTTATCAAGACTTGTCAAATGATGAAAAGAATATTAGGCACTAGTGATATATTTGATGAGAAATTAATTAATGAATATAATGAACCAGTGTATGAATATATTGTTGAGAAAACTTATATAATGCCAGAGTATGATTATGGTCCAGTATATTTTAAAGATAAACCAAAACAAAAAATGAAGATTGCATTTAATAAATTATTTTATGAAAAAATTAATAGTTAGTGGAGATAGTTTTACAGATTTAGATTTTGAATCTATGCCCCACCCTACATGGGACGTCTCATGGCCAAAATGGCCTGAACATTTAGCAAAACATTTAGGTATGGAACTAGTTTGTTTAGCTAAAGGTGGGCAAGGCAATCAATTTATATACAGCACACTATTAGATGAAATAACTAAAACAAGAAAGGATGAAATAGGTATGGTTATAGCTGCATGGTCTCAATGTCATAGAAAAGATTGGGAAATAGGCCATGTAACTGGTAGTTTAAATAATCCCTACGATAGAAAAGGTAAATTATGGAGATCAAAACTAGTAGATGAAGACGGCGATCTACCAAATTGGGTAACTAAAAGTTTAAGAACATTTTTAAGTTTTCAGATACTTTGTGAAAGATACAACCTACCTTACTATCATTTTCAAATGACATCATTATTTGAGCAATATCTTTATGGACCAATTTATAATTATGAATTAATAGAAGGAAAAAAATACAAAGTAAAAAAAAGCGATGGAGTTTTTGATAAAAAAAAATATATAATAAGAATACTACAAAGGGTAAGTGAATATGGGAAATGGATAAATAAATTCATAGGTTGGCCAGGACTAGAAGACCAATTTGATATGGCTGGATTCAATATGGCCCAACACATATTAGGTAGAGATCAAGAAACTAAAATAGCAAACGGTACTATAATATCTGAACAAGATATTCATCCGAATGCAAAAGGACATAAATTAATTGCTACATTTTTAGCAAATTATATAGAGGAGAAAAAATGAATATTTTTAGAAAATTAAAAAATTTATTCTTTTCAAATGCTTTAGTATTAACAAATGAAGTTAAGAAAATTGATATTAAAGGTTTAGCAAAGAAGTCTAAAATAGAGTTAGAGAAGATAGGTAGAAAAATTGGTATTGAATTAGATAGAAGATTTACCAAAGATAAACTTATCAAGTTAATCAAAAAACAAAATAAAAAATTATAATATTGAGGAATATATAATGTCTATAACTTATGATGATAAAGAAATTGAGTTTTTTAACTTTCCAATAAAGCAAGTCATACTAGCCTTATCAGGCGGAACGGATTCAGCTGCTATTCTTTATTTAATATGTAAAAAATTTCCAGAAATAGAAATTATACCATATAATTGTCAAGATGTTAATAATCCATATGACATACAGGCAGCCGAAAAAATTATAGAAATTGTTAAAGGTAAGTTTCCTAATAATAATATTAGAGATTTGGTAAGAGGAACTTATAATGATGGTGACGATTCACTCTTTCCAGAGGCAATAGAAGCCATTAAAAGAAGGCCAGAATGGTCTACCGAACAAGATAAAGCAGATGGTACAAAGTCTGAACATTTAGCTTTATTAAAAAAATATTGTCCTAGTAGACATACTTTAGATTTTTATATTGAATATTTTAACCGGAAGAATGTATTATTAACACTTACCATTTTAAATAGAGTGACAAAAACTTTATTTTTAAATAAATTAAAAGATGAATTACGTGTCAAATATATTGATGGTCCGTTGGACAACAGGCTCCTGGTGGCTCCTGACTCATACCATGTAAATGGTATGACCAATAATCCACCAATAGAAGTACAAAAAAAATATCCTGTAATGCTTCAATGGGCTGAAACAAGAAGAAACCCTAGTGATAAAATTAGAAACACAAGAGATTATAGGACGTATTATCCTTTTGCTAATGTTGATAAAAAGTTTATAGCAGCTATATTTAAGGATGAAAAATTAATGGAGACTATATTTCCTCTCACAAGATCATGTGTAGGTATAGCAGAATTAACTGATAACTATACGAAAGAATGCCACCAATGTTTTTGGTGTTATGAAAAAAAATGGGCGTTTGATTTAAAATGGTAATAAATATTAATAATGAAGTTTGATCTTACATATGCACAAAAAAACTATTTAGCGGTAGATTTCTTTCTATCAATGTCTTGTAATAAAGACTGCCACTATTGTACAAGTTATACTTTAGAAATGAGAAACTTGACAGTAGATTTAAATTTTTTAAGAAAATGTTTAGAGGCTTTAAAACCTTATAAAACTAGGATATGTTTACTTGGTGGAGAACCAGGTTTAATTAAGAACTTACGTGAAGTTATATCAATGATAAAAGAATATCCTAATTTTATTTGTCAAGTTTTATCTAACTCTTTTATAAGAAAAAGGTATCCTGAAATACTAGAAGATCCAGAAATATTATATGTAGAACACTTAACATTAGATTTTTATCCAGATGAAATAAAAAAATTAGGTAACTATGAATATTTAGAGCCAAATGAAATGAATAACTACAACGTAGTACTTAAAACACCTAATTACTTTAAATATATAGCAAACTATCCAAAATTTAAAAAGAAATTAGCCCATAAAAATACTATGTTCAAAGCATTTAATGGTAGAACACCATCTAAAGGTGACGTAGAAGAAGTACACCAACAGGCGGCTGAAATAGACCGTAAAATGTGTGCCGCTTTTCCAATGGTGCCTGTTATTGATTTTGAGAAAAGACACATAGTACACTGTAGTAAAAAATTTGCAAATAACACCGAATTGTCTAGGTCTTTCCCTATAACAAAAGAAAATATTGATAAGATGATGAATTTTCAATTATTTAAATACGAAAAGTATTGTGTAACATGTAAGGAGTATGTACAACCAAAGGGACACTTCCCTATTGAGAAGTACGCTAATATATTAAATAGATAAGGAGTAAATTATGAATGAAACAGATGATCCAGATTTAAGAGTGCCTAAACCCGCTGTTGACGCACAACTTAATGCTACACTAGACGATATTACAGACCACCAAGAAACTCGTTTAGAGTATATTAATCATATTACAGAGAAACTTAAAACTTGTTATGATCCTGAAATTGATACAGACATTTATACACTTGGACTTATATATGATGTTAAGGTTACCTCTGAAAGATACGTATTTGTATTAATGAGTTTAACGTCTGCTTTTTGTCCAGCAGTAGATGAAATAGTTAATGGAGTTAAAATGGCAGTTGATAGTATTCCAGGACTAAAATGTACTGTTAGAATTACAATGACACCTATGTGGTCTAGAGATATGATTGATCCCGAAATAAGAGAAGTAATGGGACTGTAATAAATAAGTATGAGGAGAACATTATGAAAATTTACGCTGTTGCTATAAACTTACACGACCATAACACCTATGACGGTGTTTATCATAATCAATTAGAAAGACACACAAGATTTAAACATAACTTACCATACAAAGCAGAAGCTTATAATCATCAATCAGATATATTAAATCCTGGTGATTATACTTTAAATGATAAATTTGTAGCAGAGCATGTTAAAAAAGAACCTGATACACTTTTCGCATTTACATATACTTATGGTGGTATAAGAAAAGCAAAAAAAGAATTATGGAATACTATATTTAAAGGTCACGATGAAATTTTAGATTATGAAGTTAAAACATTATGGCAAAGACACTATAAAGATGGCATTTATTATATTGACCATCATCAATCACATGCCGCTTATGCATTTTTAAATTCAGGTTATAAACAAAGTGATATACTTGCAATAGATGGTATTGGCTCAAGATATAGATGTGTATTCTTTGACAGAGACGGCAACGCAACTGATTTATCATCAAAACTTCCTATTGGGTGGTTATGGAATCATATGTCTAACTTGACAGGATTTGGAACATTAGGTGCAAGTAAACTTATGGGTAAAGTTGGTTATGGAAAACATAGTGACTATTACTATAATGTATTATCTCAAATTTTAGAAGGACCTATATTAGAAAGAAAATATCCAGAATGGAAACAAATTAAAATTTCTACACATGGTATAGATGACCTAGCATACACACTACAAGAAATTACAATGGAAAAAATTAAAGAACATATCTATCCATTAAAAACATCCGATAATCTTTGTCTTGCTGGTGGTGTTGCTTACAATGGTTATGTAAATGAAATGTTTACCGAAAAATGGGATAATGTTTTTATTCCACCTGCAATTGGTGATGAAGGCCAAGCTATTGGTACTTATCAACATGCTGAATATACAATAAACAATAGAGTACACAAGTCTAACGTATATGCCGGCAAATCATACGAGTATATAGGCGAAAAAAAATTAACGTCTTATAAAGAAATAGCACAAGAAATCGCCGATGGTAAGATAGTAGGTTGGTTTCAAGGTAAATCAGAAAGTGGTAACAGAGCATTAGGTAATAGAAGTATATTAGCTGATCCTAGAAATCCAGAAATAAAAGATATTATCAATAGTACAATAAAAATGAGAGAAGATTTTAGACCATTCGCTCCAGCAGTTTTAGAAGAACATTATAAAGAATATTTTGAGACAAATAGTCCTAGTCCTTATATGTCAAGAATATGTAAAGTAAAAAAAGATAAAAAATCAGTAGTACCTGGAATTACTCACGTTGATGGTACTGCTAGAATACAGACAGTTAACAAAGAAGATAATAATAAATTTTATGAACTTATACGAGAGTTTGGTGTTATCACTGGTGTTCCTATGTTGCTTAATACAAGTTTCAATTGTCAAGAGCCTATAGTAGAAACACCTCAAAATGCATTAAGAACTTTTAAAAGAACAGGATTAGATATATTAATTATTAATGATTATGTGGTAAGAAAATGATTTATAAAAATAAATTTGGTGAAATTGATATATTAAATTCAAAATATAATTTTAATAATAAAACTATAGCCATATCTATGTCTGGCGGATGTGATAGCACTATGTTATGTTATTTGCTTGCAAAAACTATACAAAAGGAAAAATTAAATATTATTATACAACCATATAATGGTTACGATATTGATATACCACACGATTCTGAAAATGTGCCAAACATTATAAAATATATGCAAAATAAATTTCCAGGTGTAATAAGATGGCCAATAGGGGTGGTTTATAAAACTTTAAGTAATGAAAAAACTGTTCTAGGTACAGGTACAGGAGATAGTATAGTATTTGAAGATGAGATAATTAGACAAGATTTGCCATTTAAAGGAAATAAAATTCTTTTTGAATCAGATAAAGATAAAAATAATTGGATCCGCCCATTAAGAGATTTAATTGAAAAAAAAGTAGTTGATAATATAGTAATTGTAGCACTTTCACAAGGTCCTCCTTTAAAAGTACAACTAGATATGATAAAAAAATACAATATGGTAGGTCCAAAATTAATACAAAGAATAGAAGGATATTTAGATAAAGAAGATTTAAATGAAATCCAACAATTGAAGCAGAGCTCTAATCTTGTAAATAATGCACCATTTAAATTTATTGATAAACGATTTATAATACAATGTTATAAAGATTTTAAAATGATGGATGTTTTAAATGAAATGACCGAATCGTGTACAAAACCTGGTGGAAAATGTGGAACCTGTTGGTGGTGTAGAGAAAGAGAATGGGCAATGGAAGAAGTATGTTAGATTTAAATTTATTAAAAAATATAATGAGTGAGATTAGAGAGAATGATGATCTATTAGATTCGTTAAGTCCTAATCAATTCGCTACTAAACTAAAACTTGTTGAACATGTAGACAAATTAGATTTTTTAAATAAAGATTCAAAAATAGTTATATTTGGTAGTTGGTATGGCAGTATATTAATACCTGCTTTTTATCATAAAGTAAAACAAATAGTATGTGTTGATACAGACGCACAAGTAATTAGTAGATCAAAGTATAGAATATTTCCAGAATGGAATATTGATTGGATAACAGGTGATGTATTTGAAAAGTATAGAGATCAATACGATGGTGTTGATTTGTTTATTAATACATCTTGCGAACATATGAAACCTATGAAAGAATGGGGACCGGCACCAATAATGAAAAATCCTTGGTGGGGTAGAACTTCACCTACACACTTTGCTTTTACATCAAACAACATGTTTGATATTGAAGGCCATATTAATTGTGTAGATACAATAGAAAATTTTAAGAAACAATTGCCTAGTAATGCAACTGTATTATCAGAGGAAAAGGTAACAGATTATAGAGGTACAAGATTTATTATAGTAGGAAAAATGGAAGGAAAACCTGATCCGATTATGTCATGGGAAGAAGCTAAGAAAATAAAATAATGAAATTATTTGATAATGAAACTAAAAAAAGAGTTATATTCTCCTTGTATATTAATATACCTAAAGAGGAGTTAGACTTATTTGATAAACATATAAAGAAACCAGAAACAGAGTTTACAAATATTAATACTAAAAATGAATTTGAAACTCATTACCAAAGACTAATAGATTGTAAAAAAGAATATGCTGATAAAATAGGCGTAGACTTTTTTATGCATGAAGAATATAAAGAATATTACGATCACTTTCAAAAAAACTATCCAGAAATTACAAGTTATAATATAGTTAACTTTTTTAAAATACATTTACTATATGAGTATAGTAAAAAATATGATGAAGTATTATACCTAGACTTTGATGTTGTTCCTAATACAGACGAAAACTTTTTTGACCATTGGGATTTATCAAAAGGTGTTTGTGTTTTAAATAATAATGAAAGAGTATCTCCTATTCAAAAGATTACAGAAAGAACACAAACAATAAGAAGTCCAAACGCAAAATTTTATAATGCTCAAGCTATGTTAATAGAAAAAGGTTTAAGTCCTGAAAATGATGTTATTAATACAGGTATAATAGGTATTGATAAAGAACATTTAGATCAATTAGAATATTTTACAAATTTTAAAGAAACTCTTAATGAAATGACAAGTCTTATAGGTGTATATGATATATTTCCTAAAAAGATTGCTGATTTCTTTGGTTATGATAATGAAACAATATTTGCTGTGAAACTAAAAGAAAAGAAAGTACCAGTACAATGGTTAGATAAAGATTGGCACTATTTCTTTGATACAAATCTTTTTATTCCTAAAACTGCCAAACTTATACATGCTATTAATAAAAGGTTTGATATAATTTGGAGAAACATTGATGATTAAAATATGTACTGTATACTTCAAAGGCATGTATACACCAGATTATGTTGCTAACTTATATGATGGACTGAAAAGAAACAGTACAATACCTTTTCAATTTATTTGTTTAAGTGATGACCCTAACGTAAAGGCCGATGTAGTATTACCATATAATCATCATAGTACTATTGTAAAGCACTGGCACAAATTAAAATTTTTTAGTCCTTTATTTGGTGGTCAACAACCAGGCGATGAGATTGTTATAATGGATATAGATCAAGTTATTGTAGGTAATGTAGATGATCTTATAGGACATCCAGTTGGCGATGATGAGTTAGTATCATATGGTGTATTTTGGAATGAAAGATTACATACTAACAGATTAAAAGATAATAACATATTACCTTTGAATGGTGGTTTTTATAAATTTAAATCTGGCCAATTCAAGCATATATGGGATGATTTCGCACTTAATCCTGAATATTGGCAATTGCATTATTACAATGTAGGTAAAGTACACTTTAAATATTATGGCGAACAAAACTATGTTGATTGGAAAATATTTGAAAAGAAAAGTAAACTTACTAATACACCACAAGAATGGTTAGGTAAGTATACAGAAAACGGAAAAGATATGATAAATCTGAACAAGATGTATGCAAAAAAATTTGATACAGATTATATGTTGTTAGATGAACCAAATGAAAAATTAAAGATTGTACACTATACAGGTCCGAATCGTGTTATTCACGAACTAAAAGACAGCCCTTTGTATAGTAAGTGGATAAATAGGTAAATGGACGAGAAACAAAAAAAAGAATTTGAACAAAAGTTAAAGGATAAGAAACTATGGTTTTGTCCTTTACCTTTCACACATGTATTCTCTAGTTTAAGTGGTAGATTTGCACCTTGCTATGACGCACTAGCAAGAACTGGCCATAATATGGAAGATACTACAATAAGAGAATGGTATACTTCTGACTATCAAAACACTTTAAGAAAAGAAATGTTAAAAGAGGATTATAATGGTAAATTCTTTAAACATCATTGTACAGGTTGTTGGAAACAAGAATCAAAATATGGTCGTTCAGATAGACAAAAATATGTTGAACAAATATTAGCAGGTACATTTGATAGTAAAGTACCAGAGTTATTAAGAGCTGTTCAAAAATTTCAAGATGACGGTAAGTTAGATTTAGATGAAAGAATATTAGACATTAAAATGAAGATGTTTGGTAATGCTTGTAATCTAGATTGTTATATGTGTACACCAAGAAGTGCTAACACTAGAACTATATCTTTAAAAAAATTAAAGAAAGTATATGATCCTGATTTAGACCCTAAAGACGGTGATAGAATGAATACTTTAAAACATGATGATATAGAATATCTAGATGATATTGCCTCTGTAGCAAAATATACTAGATCAATCAAACTAATTGGTGGCGAACCTTTAGTTATGGTAAATCATTATAAACTATTAGACAAATTAGTAAAAACAGGTTACTCAAAAGGTATAGACTTAATCTATAAAACAAACTTATCAGTATTTGATATGGACGGTTACAACTTTAGAGATTACTTTGACCACTTCAAAGAATTTGTAATGAAAATATCTATAGATAGTTATGGTAAATATAATGACTATATAAGAAAGAAATCAGATTGGCCTTCACTTTTAGATAATATGAAAACAATGAGAGCAAGAAGAAATGCAAGAGTTAATGTTCACTCTGTAATATCTTTTTTAAGTGTATTAGAAAATTATAAACTAATTGCATTATTAAAAGATATGGGTATAGCACATACGTTCTATATTATAGAATATCCAAAAATCTTACAAGTTAAAAATTTACCATATGATATAAAACAAAAATTAATACCTTTTTATAAAGACTATCCTAACATTATAAGATCATTAGAAAAGGAACAAGATGAAGCAGAATTTATTAAGACTATTGAGTATTGTCAAGATTTAGATGAAAATGGCTTCAGTAAGGAAAAAGGACATGATTTATTTGCACTACATCCAGAACTAGAAGAACATTATATAAAGGCGAAACAACGTGAGACAAGACATTAAATAATAATTGAAGGAGATATTATGAAGCTAACATACGGCGAACAGACAATAGACTTATT